AGTTGGCATAAATATCTACATGTAGCCTAAAGGCTCATATTAATCAGGAGATTTAAAATGGCAGTTTTCACACGCACAAACGGCGACGCAGCCGGTGTAACAAACGTTGATGGAGGCCGTAGCTTTGCTAATGCCACAATCATCAATACAGGTATTGCAGCACCTCTGACAGCATTTAAAATTGCTGCCATCACAGGTACTGGCGCCGGCGGCGCAAACCTAGCAGCTGAATTGACAGTAGGCGGCGCTGTAGAAACAATTCTACGTGTTGTTGCAGCCAATGCTTCAATCTTGGCTTACCAAGTTGATTCAACAGGCCAGATCAGTGTACTAGTAGAGCGTTCAGGTTGGACAAGCGACACAGCATTACGTGACGTTATCCGTGCTCTACCAGATGCAGCAACTGGTTTCCAGGGCGGCAACATCGGTGCTGTTTCTAACGTTGTTGTTCTAGCTGCTACAGTTAGCTCAACTGGCGGTATTAAATTAGCGTAATTTAATTACACTAATTAAAAGCCCATCTTTTTAGGTGGGCTTTTTTACGACATAAGTAATAGCATGGGATTACAATACTTCACTGGATTTACATTGGTGGACATCACTGCCACTGGTGTGACTCGTGGTATAGATGACCATCGCCGTAGTCAACACAGTAATTGGGAAACAGTATTACAGGCCATTGGATTGGGCGCACAACCCATGGATGTCACAGAGCCAGTAATACTGGAAGACATCAACACTGACTATCTGGAGTTTGGTGAATTTTATGAAGGGTCGCATCGCGTCTGGGTCTGGACATTTGGTGTGGAACATGCCAATGTATTTGCTGAAAATAACGATCAACTGGGTAGACTAAATCAATACTTTGAGCAGGTGCCTGTTATATCAGGATTAGACGAATCGGCCAGATTCATGTTGCCCATCTTTCATCCCTACGGCAGTATTCGCAACATATACTTTAAAACTGGCAGAAAAGACATAAATAACATTTAGATGCGTAGGCAATCATAGGCTCACTTCAGGCACACTCAGGCAAATTTAACAGCATCGTTCACCAAGGAACGAGAAATAATGGCATCATCCACTGAAATAGAAAAAAAGAGTCTTGAGGCACACGTAGAACTATGTGCTGAAAGGTATGCTAATTTGGAAAACAAACTAGATAGTCTAGAGACTCGTATGGACAAGATGGAAAAATACATACTGGAAATTCGCAATAGCTTGTCGGGTTCTGAAAATAACCAATTCAAGACCATCATTGCTGTGGGAACCACATTAATGGGTGCCCTGGTAGCAGGTGCTATCACACTGATAGTGCATTTAAAGTAAATAATCGTGCGGATCGTCGAACTCTTAAATAAGATTAACCTGCCCATCAATAATGAAGAGGCAGATTTGTTGCGTGAATTTGACGACCAGTCTGAAGTACACAAAGCTGACCTGGACATACGCCAGCAGCACATCGCCAATCAATTAGTCAATAAAGACGTATTACGTAGAATTCGAGAAAATGGGCGTATCACATACCGAAAAAAAGCCAATCAAATCAGTGCCCCACCAGGACCTGGATCAGGATCTGACGGCTGAGCAACTAGCAGCATTTGTTGATGTTACAGCCACATACATAGCTCGTTGGACCCAACGAGAACTCCGACACATAACCAATAACAGTCGTCTGCCCATATGCTGGCCATTGCCGGGTGGTGGGTACATGATTGGCAGAGACAGAATCGTGCCAGAAAACGGTTACTGGCGCAGACTGGACTCGGGGTTAAGTCACAAACAATTGTTTGAAGAACGCCAGAGTGCTATATTTTATAGCCTATGTCGGCACCTGGGCGAGAACAGTATTGCTGAGGAAATTGTTAAATATGACTACCAAGTACGTGTTCTACGCAACGATTTGGCGCATTACCACAGTAGTTTAGAGCGTAGTATTAGGCAAAAAGATTGCTTTAAGATAAATGTATGGTCAGCTCGTTATGACGATGCCAAAATACATCTAGCTGAAGCTGAAAGACTTTTAAAAAAATCCGTTGCCAATGCTAAATACTCGAAAGCATTTGACGGTACAGGAAAATAACCATGCGATTAACAGAAATGAGTAATAAGACCAACGTTAGAAAAATTAACAAGGTCATGGAAAGCCGTTTCGGCTTTAAGATTGACTATGACCACATGACACTGACCAAGGCAGTGACATTGGCACAGGGCATTACAGAGGGACTCAACGGCCTAAAACGCTCACACGGCGCACACACAGCTGAACAGAATCCCAAGTACATGGAAATGTTCATGGTTCGTGAAAGCCTACATCGTTGGCTAGTAGAGAACGAAAGTCGCTTCATTACCGAAAGCGAAATGGCCAAGTCGGAAGCTATTTTAGCTGCCAAAGACATGGTGGACAGTATCCAGGACATGCTGGAAAAAATCAGCAAGATGCAGAACGAACAGTTACCTGCCTTGTTGGACACAATACGTGACCAGATTGGTGCAGAGCAAGCTGAAGGCTTTAAAGGCACAGTTAGTCCATTGTTGCAAAATCTAGCACAGACTCTACAACAGGGTCGTGAAAGTGCAGACAGCGCAGCACGTAGCCTGGCTGGCGAGCAACAAGATCAACCCATGGACATGGGTGGTATGGGTGCTGATGCTGGCATGGGCGGCGCTATGCCAGCTGCCACTGATGAACTAGGCAACGGTGGTGGTGACGCCTTTGGTGCTGTTGATGCCGCCGCTGGTGGTGACGATGAATTAGGTCGTGAGCGCCGTGAAATTGGTGAAGCATCTAAAAAGAAAGGCGATGGCAATTTAGCCAACAATGCTAAACCATACTATAAAGTAACACGTGGTGACGTCATTGCTGGGCGTTTGGGCAAAGACGAGAAGGGCGGCAAGAAAAAACCCACATCTGCTAAAGCCAAATAATGAGATACAGCGAAATACGTCGAGCATTGAGAGAGTCTGAAACTGATTACTCGGCGTTCGTGGAAGACGATGCTGAGAATCACTGTGCTGAATTATTGAGCACAGTTCTACAAAACGTCATCTTCAGTGCTGACCATGCAGAAATTCCTAAAATTCGGGTGGATGCATTGATACACTTGGTACGCAATACACCAGGTGGTGAAGCATTTAATGCCGAGTCATTGAAATCATGCCAGCAGAATGATGATGCTGTTAAAAATCTCATTGCCAATATCAAAGACGATGACAGTGGTGTTAAGTATGTATACTTAAACCGCGAAGATCAATTTGGTGCTGATACAATGGAAGTCCCTGGTGATGCAGAAGCAAGCAAGACTGCTCCAGAAAAAACCGTGTCCAGCATGGCCAAACGAGCAGCCGGCAGTCGAAGCTAGACTCGATATAAATCATGACTAAAATAGTTTATATCCATGGCGCCAGCGCCACTGGAGAAAGCTTCAACTATATACGTCAACAAATCCATCAACCAGACTTAATCATTGAGTACAATAGTTCCTGTGGTTTTGTCAACAACCTCCAGGACATGGCCAATGCCTTACGCAATGAGCGTCGGGTATTTTTTGTGGCCCATAGTCTGGGTGGAATATATGCCATGCATTTGTCACAGCATATGCCCAAGCGTGTGGCAGGAGCAGTCACAATCAGCACTCCGTATGGTGGTAGCGAAGTGGCTGACATAGCACGTTGGTTCCTGCCATTTAGTCGACTCATGCGTGATATAGGACCCAATGATTATCCCATGCGAGAAACCAATGGCATGACATTGCCCTGTTCCTGGACCAACATTGTAACCACACGTGGGGCAAGTTCATTCATTTCAGAACCCAACGACGGAGTAGTCACTCATAAGAGTATGCGACATCATGCTGATAAAATGAGCTTAATTGACGTCCCACTCAACCATTATGAAATCTTACTCAGTAATCGTACAGTAAATATCATTGATTCAAAATTTGACAAATAAATACATTTAACAGTATAATGTAGTTGTATTAGCAGTAGTGTCACTTGGGATTCAACATTCATGTTAATATGTAGCTGTAATAAAGATGGTTTAATTTACCTCTCTGGGGAATATTATGAACAAGATTATTTTAGCGGTGGTATTAACACTATTCGCTGGGCAAGTAGTGGCTCAACATGGTTATCGCGGTGGATACAATCACGGTCGTTCGGCCACCGTTAATAACTACGGCCATCATGGCGGACATCGAGGCGGCGGATGGTCAGGTGGAGCCATTGGTGCTGCCATTATAGGCGGAGCCATTGTTGGTGCTGCCATTGCTGCCCCATATTATTATTCACCTCCAATTTACGCTGCACCACCAGTGGTGTATGGCACATACCAACCGCCTGTGTCAGTGCCCTACGGTTATCGTCAAGAAGAAATCATTGATGCCAACTGCAATTGCGTTCGTACAGTGCTGGTGCCCAACTGATGTCATCTAATTTGCTACGCCGTTTTGCAGACCTAATTACAGAGGCCAATGCCACCGTTGCAGGTCCATTTAAACTGGTATCAGTGCAGGATGGTGTAGCCACAGTCGTGGGACATGAGCCCATCAGACTAGGCCCCAATGTAAAAGATACATTGCGACCCGGATATAACTATGCATTTGAGTTGACAGGTGATGTAGCACATCGTGTGATATTATTGGTAGTGGATATTGTTGTCCACACCGATGCAGAAGTATTAATGATCAAACGCAAGAACAACCCCTACGCAGGACATTGGGCATTGCCTGGTGGATTTATTGATCCGGGCGAAACTCCCATCAGAGCAGCACTACGTGAGCTGGTGGAAGAAACTGGTGTAGAGTTAAGTTCAGCACCTGAATTGGTGGGAGAGTTCCGTGAACCCTACCGTGATCCCAGAATGGAACACACCTGGAGTTGGGCCTATAAATTGCATGTACCTGATCGATCAGAAACCACAGCAGGTGATGATGCCAGTGCAGCGGTGTGGATACCCATAGACCAATTATCACAACTACAACTGGCATTTGACCATGCCGCAATTCTAAACAAGGCATTGAAATGAACCCAGAATTTTTTAGAAAGTACTCAGACTTAATAACCGAGGCAGAACAGACAGCCATTGATGATGAATGGTTCACACAGGGCTCATTCAAAACCTTTAAAAAGCCTGCTAAAGAACAATATGAAGTCGCACCACAGGATGGATATATCGATCCCAAGGATGCTTTGGAAAGTAAAGGTAAGCCGGTTCCTTATAAGAAGGGTTGGTATATTATGACAGGTCCCAAGGGAGAAAAATATGCGTTCCCTCCCGAGAAGTTTGCCGAACTTAAAGACGACGAAGGACATGGTATTTGCACTTCCAAGAAGATTATTAAAATCGCTAAACTTGCAGATCATTCAGGCAGTGTCGACACCAGCTGGGGTGAGAAGTTGTATTACGATCCAGGAGTAGATGTTATTGTGCGACACGGGCCAGGAGACTATGGCGTAGTAAAAAAAGATATATTTACACAGACATATAACACAGGCGGAATAAATGGCGTATAGCGATAAAGTATTAGATCATTATGAGAATCCTCGTAATGTAGGTAGCTTTGACAAAGGTGACGACGATGTCGGCACTGGCATGGTTGGAGCACCAGCATGTGGTGACGTAATGAAACTACAAATCAAAGTAATTGATGGAATCATAACAGATGCCAAGTTCAAAACATATGGATGCGGAAGTGCGATCGCCAGTAGCTCACTGGTTACTGAATGGGTCAAAGGGAAAACTCTTGACCAGGCAGAGACAATTAGAAATACTGAAATCGCTCAGGAACTCGCCCTCCCGCCGGTTAAAATACATTGCAGCATCCTTGCAGAAGATGCTATCAAAGCAGCCATAACGGATTACAGAAACAAACATGATACTACCAATCAAGCGGTGGCCGGATCCCATACTACTACAACCATGCCAGCAGTGGGACTTCGGTAATCCTCCTGTTAGTAATATAGAACCGGATTTAATTGACACCATGCTGAGCCAACAGGCTCTGGGCCTGGCAGCAAACCAAGTGGGTATACCTTATCGTGTCATGGCTATGAATGTTCAACTGGGCGACTACGCTGGACAACAGATAGTGATGGTGAATCCCACAGTGGATAAAATGTCAGATGAACTATGGGAAGCCGTTGAGGGCTGTTTGAGCTTTCCCAGATTGGAATTAACCATAGCCCGACCCAGGCATGTGTATACGTGTTGGTATGACATAACCGGCCATTTGCACTCAGCTGTTTTCGCTGACATAGATGCCAAATGCGTATTACACGAAATAGACCACTTGAATGGACGAGTGTTCAAAGACTACGTCAGTGATCTAAAGTATCAGACAGCCCTAAGAAAATCAAGGAGATAACATGGCAAAACGTATATTAATCATGGGCCTACCCGGCTCAGGCAAAACAACATTGGCAACAGCACTGAAAAATCATCTGATTGACATCAAGCATGATGGTTATGGCGTCACCGTTGAATGGTTCAATGCTGATGAAGTTCGTAAAAAATTCAATGACTGGGATTTTTCAGAGACTGGTCGAATTCGCCAGAGTCTGCGTATGCGAGAATTAGCTGACGCTTCCAAAGCAGATTATGTCATCTGTGACTTTGTGGCACCATTGGTGGAAATGCGTAACAACTTCAAAGCTGACTGGACCATCTGGATGGATACCATCGAGCAGGGTCGTTACGAAGATACCAACCGGGCATTTATTGCCCCCACAGTTTATGACTTCCGTATTGCAGAGCAAGATGCTGCCAAATGGTCGGTGTTCGTTGCTGATCACATCTTGGCAGACCAACGCCGCCCAATATTTGACTGGCGCAAAGAAACTGTACAGATGTTGGGCCGCTGGCAACCCTGGCATCCTGGCCATCGTGCTCTATTTGAGCGTCTGTTAGAGCGCACTGGACAAGTTGTCATCCAGATCCGTGATGTACAGGGCTGGCAAGGCAGCAATCCATTCGGTCTGGAAGAAGTCAAACAGCGTATCCGTCATGATTTAGATCCTCTGTATCAAGGACAATACGAGATACAGATAGTTCCAAACATTGTACACATTGGTTGGGGCCGTGGCGTAGGATATACTTCAGGTGAAGAAACATTTGATGAATCTATCACCAAGATCTCCGGCACTGAGATTCGTAAAAACATGGGACTTAAATAAACCAATGATCACTATAACAGAAACAGCAGCAAAGAGAATTGTTAGCAATATAGCCCGACGTGGATCAGGTGTGGGCATCAAAGTGGGAGTAAAGACCACCGGATGCTCAGGCATGGCCTATGTTCTGGAATATCTGGATCAAGTACCGGTGACCAGAGATTGGTTTAGTTATGAACAACATGGTGCCACTGTCTGGGTCTCTGGCAGAGACAGTGTGTTCCTGGATGGTGTTGAGATTGATTATGTTCGCAAAGGACTAAACGAAGGATTTGAGTTCAATAACCCCAAGGAAAAAGCTCGTTGTGGATGTGGGGAAAGCTTCACAGTATGACCTTACAACAAGAATTGGATTCCAGACTACAATGGGCCCGGGACAACCCCGGGCTATGTCTTTTTCCCTGGTCCATGACCGACATCAGACGCTCTATACCCAATGCAGGCGGACCATTGGCCACCTGTTGCTGTAACCTGGACGAGTTCAAACCCGATCCCAGTTTTCCAGATTATAAACAGCCCGACCCCATGTTGCGATTGAAGGAGCATATGGATCAGGGATCGTTGCCTCCTGCCTGTTATAGATGCACTACTGAAGAACAACACGGTGGCACTAGCGAACGTATTCGTCGTATCATCAGTGAGCCCATGCATCGCCTGGAAGAATTTGCCAAAAGCCGTGCAGTGGATTCATATGGAGTCCGAGTAAAATTTGGTAATCTATGTCTACAAGCATGTCGTATATGTCATCCACATGATAGTTCAGTATGGCATCGGCTAGCCAATACTCCGGGTAAAAATATTTTTGAAACAGATGTAACTGATGATCCAGAATTCTGGCAATTGATAACATCAGTAATTGAAAGAGAAATCAACCTGCATCAACATTTCCACATTGATCTCATGGGTGGTGAGACTCTGTTGCAGACCGGAGTTGATAGACTATTGGACTGGTGCATCGAACGAGGTTATCAGGATCGTCTGGAAGTTCGCATCACCACATCACTCAGTGCCATGCCAGCTGACACATTGCTGAAGTTGGCTAAATTTCATCGAGTCTTGTTTATGCTCAGTATAGACAGCGTGGGATATAACTATCGTTATGTCAGATGGCCAGTGGAGTTTGCCAAAGTTCAGGGCAATCTGGATTACCTGATCGACTTTGGGCAAACACACCAGGGTAATTTTACCTATCTGTTGACTCCAGTATTCAGTCTGGCCAACATTTTTTACATCACAGAATATCTGGAATACTGGCAGAATTGGTTCAATACACGTGGTATCAACTTCCGTATAATGAATACCAATATCACCATGCCCACATCCTATCTGGATATCCAGGCATTGCCCATAAAGTATCGACCAGAATTAACGGCGCTGTTGGCATCTGCTCTGAGCCATGATATATTCACTCAGTATCCGGATCAGACCATACACCTGTATAATTTTATACAAAGCACCATGAAGGAATTGGGGACCTGGCCAGACAATGATCAGTTGTGGCAATTGTTCCTGAAATTCACTGCTGATTACGACCATCGAACACAATTACAGTTTGACGTATCCAACGACAGGCTGTATAATATCTTAGATCAGACTGATCGTGACACATACGATAAACTAAAAATAAAATCAAATTCATCTACCTGGCTCAGAACCAAAGCAGGTTTGTTACAAATAAACGGATTACCATTCTAATGATTATATCACGCTATCCCTATGCACCACTAAGCCGCGAGACACTGGAGGGCAAACGACATTACTGTCTGCCTGATGGCAGTAAAGTGCCATCAGTTACCACCATCCTGGATGTAACCAAGTCACCAGAGTCTAAACAAGCATTGCAAAATTGGCGTAATAAGGTGGGTGTTGAAAAGGCACAACAGATTACCACTGAAGCGGCCAATCGTGGAACCAGGATGCACAGCTATCTGGAAAGTTATGTGTTGAGCGACGACATGAAGCCCTTGCCCAGTAATCCCTATGCTCACCCCAGTTGGTTCATGGCCGCAGAAGTCATACTAAAAGGTCTATGTCATGTGGACGAGTTCTGGGGCTCAGAGGTTCCTGTCTATTACAGCGGACTGTATGCTGGCACCACAGACTGTGTGGGCGTCTGGAAAGGCAAGCCCGCTATCCTGGACTTCAAACAGAGCAACAAGGCCAAGAAACGTGAATGGATTGAAGACTACTTTCTGCAATTGGCCGCATACGCCATGGCCCACAACGACACACATGGCACTGACATCAATACTGGTGTAATACTCATGGCAGTACAGCCTAAATTACTAGAAGATCAGACGTATACCACGCCAGAATACCTGGAATTTGTTGTAGAAGGTGACGAATTTGCCCATTGGACAGACGAATGGAACAAGCGTGTAGAATTGTATTACCTGACCAAGAACTATGTATAAAGTAGATTATCTAGATCTGGTCACCATACGTAGTTGTCAGATGGCCTGTGAAGGTTGCTGCACATTCAGCGATCATCGTGAGATCAACGGACTAGTTGAGCCTGATGAAGAATCGTTGGCGTTCTGGAGCAAGTTGATCATACCCGGGCGATTGCACTTGTTTGGTGGCGAGCCCACCATGCACCCCAGACTCATGGACTGGTTCCGTCTGGCCGGTAAATACTGGCCAGTGTGTGAAGATGGTGATGCCACTCCCATCTGGTTAAACACCAATGGATATTATCTGGATAAACTGTTCCCTCATGTGGAAGAACTGTTTACACAGCCCATCAAGATGTTTGTCAGCATCACACACCATACCCTGGCTGAACCCTACAATAGTCTGGTGCAGAGCAATTACGAAGAGCTGTCTGAACGCATACTGGAAATCAATCATAGAGTATATCCCAACAGACGTTTTCATTGGAAGACCGATACTCCCTGGGATAGCGAGCACAAGAAGTTTGTGCATCTGACAGACGATCGTGGTTATAGTAGTGTATTATTAAATGTATGCCGTCAACATGACGATCACTTTGTTCCGCACTATAAAGGACATGGTGTCACATTGGAGCCCTGGTACGATTACAATGATGAACAGGGTATGCATATGAATCACAATGTTTGTCATATCAAGAATTATGTACAGTTATATCAGGGCAGATTATACAAATGTCCGCCACGCGGTGTATTAAATCAGACTCTGGAAACATACAATTTACAGGACACTGAACAGTGGGATCAATACTATAATGACTACGAGAGTCTGGGTATAGATGCCAGCCCCGAACAGATTGATGCCTGGTTTGTGCGGCAACGATCAGCAGAAAAATCCTGTAACATGTGCGGATTCATGCACAGTCACTATCATTTGCCTGTTCAGGAACACTTGCCCAAGAAACTGTTCAAGATCCGACCTGTCCAAGCATAAATAACAAAAAGAACAGGATTAAGCAATGGCAATTCTACAAATCTCGAGAATTCAGCATAGACGTGGTCTTCAGGAAGATCTACCACAATTGGCTTCAGCTGAGCTGGGCTGGAGCATTGACACACGTAAACTGTATATTGGCAACGGCACAGTGGATGAGGGTGCTCCAGTAGAGGGCGTAACAGAGATCATCACTGAAAATTCCATATTGGCAATAACCGATCTACTAGCAGGATTGGACAGTCGTCTGTCAGCATTGGAAAATGGTGTGGTGTCATTGAATACACAGACGTTGACTTCTGCTGGTAGTATCCAGGGATTCAGCGCCAACAACGTCGCAATATCTTATGTTTTCAGTCAGGGCACTGTCCAACGCCGCGGTACCATCAAGGGCGTTAGATACACCAGCGGCTCCACAGTCAGTTGGGATGATGAATTTATTCAGACTGCTGATACTGATTTGGCTTTATCAATCAGTGGAAATTCCACATACATGAGTTTGGATTATACCACCATCACTGCCACTTCCTTCACATACAACGTAACTAGTATAGGTCAATAGTATTTCAATCAATGTGGAAATTAAAAGCCTCAGAGCGCATAGCTCGCTGGCGTGACTTTCGAAAAAATCTAGATTCACTTCCGCTGGACCAAGCGATTGCCCACACGGCAGATTTCTGGTCCAATTGTCCTTTCACCCCCTATTACTTAGAAGCTGATCAGCCCGCAGGATGGCCCGATCCCTGGACACTATTGGCTGACAACTATTATTGTGATCTTGCTAAATGCCTGGGAATAGTGTATACTTTATCACTTAGCAGTCACAGCGATGCATCAGCACCAGAAATACACATATACCGAGATGAAATTTCCAGACTAACTTATCATTTAGCCATATTTGATCAGGGTAAATATGTTGTTAATTTCCTTGACAACGAAATCGTAAATATTAAATCACTTAACAAAACCATGCAGTTGCAGTACCAGTACACACGAGCAGACTTAAAATTAGAATAACACAGAGATATCAATGACACAGATTCAAGTCACCAAACGAGCAGGCAACAGGGAAAACCTGGACCTGGAAAAACTACACCGAGCAGTTTTCTGGGCCACACAAGGAATTACTGGGGTCAGTGCTAGCGAAGTAGAAATAAAAAGCCACATACAGTTTTACAACGGAATTAAATCAGCAGATATTCAGGAAACATTAATTAAATCAGCTGCTGATCTAATATCAGAGGAAACACCCAATTATCAATATGTAGCTGGTAGATTAATTTGCTACCATCTACGTAAACAAGTTTATAATAATTATACCCCCTGGCCATTATTAACATTGGTCAAGCGCAATGTGGCATCAGGATTCTATGACGCCGATTTAATGGCAGCATATACCGAAGCTGAATGGAATGAATTAGACAGCTACATACGACACGAGCGTGATGAAAACTTCACATATGTAGCCATGGAACAGTGGCGTGGTAAGTATCTGGTACAAAACCGTGTGACTGGTGATATTTTTGAAACTCCCCAGATGGCATACATGCTGATAGCAGCCACTTTATTCCAGAGCTATCCAGCAGCCACACGTATGCAGTGGGTCAGAGACTATTACGATTGCGTCAGCAATGGTGACATCAGCCTGCCCACTCCAGTCATGGCAGGTGTACGTACTCCACAAAAACAGTTCAGTAGTTGTGTGCTGATTGAAACTGGCGACAGCCTGGATAGTATCAATGCCACTGCATCTGCCATTGTGAGATATGTGTCACAGAAAGCAGGTATTGGCATCGGCGTAGGCCGAATTCGTGCGCTGGGCTCACCCATACGCAATGGAGATGCGTATCACACTGGTGTTATCCCTTTTTTAAAATATTTCCAATCAGCTACCAGATCATGCAGCCAAGGCGGTGTGCGTAACGGTGCTGCCACTGTGTATTATCCAGTCTGGCATTATGAACTGGAAGATCTTCTGGTGTTAAAGAACAATAAAGGCACGGAGGATAACCGAGTACGCCAGATGGATTATGGCTTACAATTCAACCTATTAATGTACGAAAGACTCATTTCTGGAGGCGATATCACGCTGTTTTCGCCACATGACGTGCCGGAAATGTATGAGGCTTTCTTCAACAACCAAGAGCGTTTTAAAGAGTTATACGAACGTGCTGAACGTAACACCAAATTGCGTAAGAAGACCTTCAAGGCAATTGATATTTTCAGCAAATATGTAAACGAACGCAAAGATACTGGTCGTATCTATCTACAGAACTCCGACCACGCCAATACACACAGTCCGTTTAAGGAAGAGATTGCTCCAGTCAAGATGAGTAACCTATGCGGAGAAATTGATCTACCCACTACGCCGTTGAACGACATCAATGATGAATTGGGCCGTATTGCCCTGTGTACTTTGAGCGCCATCAACTGGGGTAATGTCAAGTCGCCAGCGGATTTTGAAAAGCCTTGTACTCTGGCAGTACGTGGACTGGATGCGTTGTTGAGCTATCAAAACTACCCGGTACGGGCAGCAGAATTGGCCACCCAGGAATTCCGACCACTGGGCGTGGGCATCATTAACTTAGCTTATTTCCTGGCCAAGAATGATGTCAGTTACACTGATCCTGCGGCTCTGCCATTGATTGATGAATACACCGAAGCCTGGAGTTACTATCTGCTGAAAGCATCAGCTGATCTGGCTGTGGAACAAGGACCATGTCTGCGCTGGCAAGATCTCAAGTCAGCCGACGGACGCCTGCCCATTGATACATACAAGAGAGAAGTGGATGATTTAGTGCCACATCAGGAACGTATGCCCTGGACCGAACTACGTGCTCAAATACAGTCGACTGGTCAGCGTAATGCTACCCTCATGGCTCTGATGCCAGCGGAAACATCGGCGCAGATTGCCAATGCCACCAATGGTATTGAGCCCCCACGTAGTCTAGTCAGCATCAAACAGAGCAAGCACGGTGTTCTAAAACAAGTTGTTCCTGAATTCCGTCGTCTTAAAAACAAATATCAATTGCTCTGGGAACAGCCAAGCCCAGTGGGTTATTTAAATATTTGTGCTGTGTTGCAGAAATACATCGACCAGGGCATCAGTGTCAACACCAGTTATAATCCTCAGTTCTACCCAGACGAAAAAATCCCCATGAGCGAGATGATTGGCCACTTATTGCATTTCTACAAATATGGTGGCAAGCAATTGTATTATTTCAACACCATGGATGGACAGGGTGAGATTGATATCGATAAACTAGCCGCCACTGTTGCCACAGACGATGGTGTGGATGATCAAGAAGATTGTGAAAGTTGTGTTATTTAATGGATAAGAAAATGAGTGTATTTAATATAGACAATCGTACGGATCATACCAAATCCCTGGCATTCCTAGACCCCAACGGAACACCTGCTGTGCAGCGATATGACACGCTGAAGTACCATCAATTTGACAAATTAACCGACAAACAATTGGGGTTCTTCTGGCGTCCACAGGAAGTTGACCTGGGGCGTGACAGCAAGGACTTCAAAGAACTCACTGAGTTTGAAAAGCATATCTTCACCAGCAACCTCAAACGACAGATATTGCTGGACTCAGTGCAGGGTCGCAGTCCCAATCTGGCTTTCTTACCATTGGCGACCATTCCTGAGTTAGAGACCTGGATTGAAACCTGGGCATTCAATGAAACAATTCACAGCCGTAGTTATACCCATATCATTCGTAATGTGTACGCCAATCCCAGCGAAGTATTTGACACAATTACCGAGCTACAGCCTATAATTGATTGTGCCCGAGACATCAGCAAATACTATGATGACCTGATTGAAATTGGCAATTGGTACCGTATGTTGGGTGTGGGCACACATACAGTCAATGGTCAAAAGATTGTTGTAGACATGTACGACCTCAAGAAGAAATTATGGTTGTGTCTGAACAGCGTCAATGCTCTGGAAGGCATCCGCTTCTACGTCAGCTTTGCCTGTAGCTGGGCATTTGCTGAACTCAAGAAGATGGAAGGCAATGCCAAGGTCATCAAACTGATTGCAAGAGATGAGAATGTGCATCTGGGATCAACACAGACTCTGTTGAAGATTCTGCCACAAGACGATGCTGATTACGCACTGATCAAGATTGAGACCAAAGCGCAATGCGAAGCCATGTTCCTGGCAGCAGCACAGCAAGAGAAAGACTGGGCCAAGTATCTGTTCAAAGACGGCAGCATGATTGGTCTTAACGAGCAATTGCTGGCACAATATGTTGACTGGTTGACCTGTAAGCGTATGACTGCTGTGGGACTGGACTGTGGTATGAAGCCAGGGAGTAATCCCTTGCCCTGGACAGCCAAATGGATTGCTGGCAGTGATGTACAAGTTGCGCCGCAGGAAACTGAAATCACCACATATGTAATTGGTGGCACTAAACAAGACGTAGACAACAATACGTTCAAGGGTTTCAGTTTATAAATGGCAGTGGTCCATGAGTTTAAATACACAGTGGCACCGGATGGCGCCTGGATTGAACTAGACGATTGGATCAGTACGTTACCCACAGAACAGCAGACAGAATTTCTGGATGCCGTTCGTAGACAGAGAGAATATCGAGCACAAGCCATAGCAGAAGGTCGCCTGGTTGTAGATGACAGTCATCTGGGACCAGACCGCCAGCCTGGTGATCAACCTGTATATGTGTGGCGTGATGCTGAAGCTGCGAAACAGAATAAGCCCGAAGACATCATATGGCGCAGATATTTTGATCGTTGGTTGACAGACAATAAGATAACAATAACAGTACAAGAGAAAACAATATGACATTAACAGTATACACCAAAGACAATTGCCCATTTTGTGATCGTGCCAAAGCACTATTGGAGAGCCGGGGCGTAGCATACGACACCATCAACATCGAGATTCGCACAGAAGCACGTGAGTTCTTACTGGATCAGGGATTGCGGTCAGTACCACAGATTTTCAACGGCACTACATTAATACAGGGTGGCTTCCAGGGTCTGGCCAGCAAACCTGAAGAATTCTGGACCCAATTTCAAGGATAATAAATGTTAATTTCTAAATCAAGCAAGATCGATGTCGGCGACATCATCAGTCTCAAGTTAGCCAACGGTGATGAAATCGTGGGCAAGGTAGTGGATGAAACTGCCACTGACTTCCTGCTCAGTAAACCCTGTCTGGTTGTGCCCAGTCAACAGGGCATTGGGCTGATGCAGGCCATGTTTTCAGCCAGTCCTGAAGCCGACATTCCCATTAGTAAAGCACACGTCATGATGAAGTCAGCCACACTGGACCAGCTACAGCAACACTATATCAAGACCACAACCAGTCTGGAAATTTTACCACAAGGTTCTAAACTGAGATAATGGCCAACGGTATTGCTCGTAAAGGTGACGCAGACGACCTGGGATATACAATCGAATCTGATTGTAGTGACGACGTCAAAATCAATGGACAACCAGTGGCTCTTAAAGGTAGTCTGATGAATGATGGTGTGGCCATTACTAATAATGTCAGTGACACGATCAAGGTCAATGGCAGGTTTGTGGCCCTCAAAGGCAGCGGCACCGAATATCATGAAAACAATCCCAAAGGCGAAGGCACCATTCAGGAAGCCAGTGATGATACCAAAGCTGGTTAAAATAACAGCACATAATGGATTCAGTTAAATACTAGTATGCCTATTACACCCACCTCTCTCATAGCAGTTTCTGGTTTAGTTCAGGGATCTGGAATTCAGATCCCAACAGCACTGACCAGTGCCGTTTCTGCAATCCAAAACAATCCGCTGGTCAGCACAGTCAGCTCATTAAATGCAGCATTTACGTACAGCGGCGTTACCATACCAGCTGCCATTGCCACATTGCCCAGTAGTCTGACAGCTTTGACTCAATTGAAGGGTACAGCATCAGGTATTTTAACACAGGCACAGAGTATTTTGCCAGCAGGAACATTACTGGATCCTGCTCGTGGCATCAAGAGTTTCATGAGTGTGTTCAACAGCAGCGCAGCATTTGGGTCAGCATCAGCTGAGTACGCAGCAGCATTGAACCAATTTGGCAACAAGAGCTTTGCTGACCTGGGCGTTAACATGGCCAACTTCCAGGATGTCATCACCAATGGCACCACTGCCATGAGCAAGGGTCTGGGTGCATTGGCCAACAAAGCAGCCAATGATGCATTTGGTGGACTGGCCAGTGTACTGGATCCCAATCTATTGGCCAAAGGCAAGGCAATAGTGCAGAGCAGTGGGTTGACTGAAGGATTACAGAGCGTGGGCAAAGGTCTGCAAAACTTTGGAACTCTATTTGATTTCTCCAGCCCAGCTACTCTGGGACCTAAAAATCTCATAGCCAATCTACAAAGACAGGGACTGGCCGATCGCAATGGCATCAACGACCTGATATTTGAAGCTGGTTATGATCCCACTAAGTTGGATACTGTTCCTGACAGCGTGTTGACCAGTGTGTTGAGTCAGATCAAGGGCAGCGATCTGGATAAAATAATAAAACAAGCTGGTGCCAACCCCTATCAGACAGTGCTCAATGCTGGACAACTACTGCAAGCTAATAATATGTTGCCGCCACAAGCCATTGCTGTATTGGGCATTGCAGCCAAAGGGCCAGCTGCCATCAAGGCCCTGGGCAGTACATTAAGCAATCTGGGCACCAGCATCGACAACTTCAAGATGTCTGATCTGGTGTCTGGCATTGAAAACAGAGCCCTGCAATATTTGTCACAGATCAAACAATTGATACCATCGACGGTTAAAACAGCATTGGCTCCTATTCTGGGGTCCGGCGGTGGTCTATTTGGCAATCCGCAAATGAAAGACATGATTGGATCAGTGGGTGGAATTGGACACACCACCAATCTAACATCAGCTGGCGCAGGTGTCACCAGTCTACAAAACTCCACTGCTGGTAAGAATTTACAAACTGCCACTGAGGGATATGCCAATGCAGTCAAGGCATTTATTGATGCTAATCCTGGTGCAGACCCTGGTGCTGTATTGGCCGATCCTGCTGTGGCAGCAGCGTTGGGTTCATTGACTTCTGCCACCAGTGCCTTCCAGGCTGCTGTGAGTGGAAACGTAGATTTATCTAAATTGGTCAGCAACATTGGTGCCAGTGTCACAGCTAGTGTCACTGCCCTGGCCAAAGAAGTAGACAATCTGGCCAAAGCTGGATTGGAGTTGGTGGACAATGTGGGTGCAGCCATTGTTCAGACATTCAATAAAGGTTATCAGACCATCCTGGCATTTGGTAGCAAGTTACACAAGATGGGACAGGACATACAGAATCTGGGATACAATGATTTCTTACCCAAGATGGCCACAGACAATTTAGCAGGTGATGCCCTGCAGGCCAGTCTGGTGGAAGGTCGTAATGTGGCACGTTCATCAGCAGCCGGACAGTCCACCCCCATTGTTGCTGATGAGAAGAAAGAAATCTCTGCTGCACAAACCAGCAATCTTGAAAGTCTTAAATCAGCATATTTGGCCGCAGCAAAACAAAAGGATCTGGCCAGTAAAGAATTGTTCAGTGATGCAGCACGTGGTCCCAATGGCAATGACATATGCCGACGCTATGATACTGCAGACCAGGCCAAAATAAATGCTGAAGAGGCTATGAAATCGGCGGCCCGTGCCGCCGGCGTTCCCGCTAGTGAGCTTCCAGTCTATAGATCCAACAATAGATTCGATTAACTGACCAGTTAACTATAGTAAACACAGTAGTTAACTGGTTAACTTAGTAGTTTTCTCTGATTTCATCAGGGTATATACAGAACCCGCCTGAATTTTAGGCACGGCGACTTAACAAAGGAGGCACATGATGCAAATCATCAGACCCGTTTGTAAGAGCACCGTTAGATGGTTGAGTGTGTTTGTCATCAGCATGTTCTTGGTATCTAATATTTTTGCTCATGCAATAATACCGGAATTGGTTTTTCCGTTAGAGAATGTCCCAGCAACATTAAGTAAGAAAGACATCCGGCAATTGGATTGTTTAGCACGTAATATATATTATGAGTCTGCTACAGAATCCTGGGAAGGTAAAATAGCAGTGGGTCAGGTGACCATGAATCGCCTGGACGATGGTGGTTACGGTAAAGATGTCTGTGCTGTAGTATACCAACGAACTCCCTATAAAGGACTCATTGTGTGTCAATTTAGTTGGACATGTCAAATACATGGTACTCCACATCTAAATAATAAATGGTGGGAACAGAGTAAAATGGCCGCATACCATGTGTATGTGGACCAATACCGACTGAAAGAACTGGAGACAGCATTGTTCTTTCATTCTGTCACAGTTAACCCACGTTGGCATTTACGCCGCATCAAACAAATAGGCAACCATATATTCTATGGGTTCTTTGTTTGACTGGATTATATAGTTATGTTAAACTAATCGCAAATAGTTAAATACCATGACAGCTGGAGGTCAATTATGAGTAAAACAACGGCGCAAGAAGAATTTGATGTCAATGATATTTACGATACTGAGATTGGCGATGAGGACTATGGTTTTATAGTGGGTCCTGACGGTGAATTAAAAAGTGTTTTCACCCCTGAAAAGCCACCCTTCGAAACTCCAGAAAATATCTTGAAAATATTGGCTATGTTTGGTATTACTGATGTTGAGACCATAGAAGACGGCCCAACTCTGCATTAATGTTGTGTAAAAACAACACTAAAAATCGCTTGAAATCAAGCGATTCTTCTGTCGACCATTAAATCGCATAATGCTATACTAATGGTATGATGAAGACACGTAAACGCCGCCAAGACACCCGCCATGCTGTATACTGCATCACCAATACTGTAACGGGTGAGCAGTACGTGGGTATCACTGTGTGTGGTGGCCAAGTTCGTCAAGCCCTGAAAGTACGTATCCAGAAGCACGTTCGTCGTGCCCTGACTGAGGGCAAGGATTGGGGCTTGTGCCACAGCATCCGTGACCATGGCCCTGCTGCCCACGTCTACGGCTTGTTGGAAATTGTACGTGGACGCAAACCAGCCCACGTCCGTGAGCGTGAAATAATTGCACAATTTACACCAGCATTGAATACCAAATAAATATGGTATGACAATTGACAAAGCAAATTTCTGTATGGCCCCTTTTCGTGAGGTGGTCATAGATACCAATGGTGCCCTACTGCCCTGCTGCGAATACAAATACCCAGCACCCAAATATCGGAGTCAGGAAACCTTTAACGAATTTGACCAGTGGTGGACTGATGACATGGGCCAATTGCGTGAGCAGATGTTGACCAATCAGCCTAATGCAGGTTGCAACTATTGCAAGAGCAAAGAGCAGATACCTGGTCAGAATCATCTGCGTCATTTCATAAACCGCAAATATCAAATTGATACCCACTGGATTAAACCTGCAGAGCCTCGTATTGAATTTATGGAGGTCCGCTTTGGTAATTATTGCAATCTCAGCTGCATCATGTGTGGTGCCTATGCCAGCAGCAGCATAGCAGCAGAATATGTCAAACATAAAGATAAATTCGTACAACGTGGATTTCGACTGAATAATGAAGCCAGTTTAAAAACTCAACGTTGGTGGGAAGAACCTGGTGCCATGGACAGATTGTATGCCATGGCTCGTGACGTCAAGTACATCCATTTCACTGGTGGTGAACCCATGATGATACCTGAAGTGGTGGACATACTCAATACCATGGATCCGGACCGGGTCATCAGGGTCAGCATGAACACCAACTTAACTAAATTCAATGAACGTATATACACCGCATTGGGCCGATTTCGGTCAGTTCAGGTCAATGCCAGCATAGAGGGTGTGGCTGAGCATAACGATTATGTCAGGCATGGTAGTCAATGGCACCAGCTGGAGGAAACCATAGTCCGTCTACGCACCATGCCCAACGTCAACATATTACCAGTACATGTATTACAGCACACCAGCGTCTTTACTCTGCCCAGACTCAAGGCCTATTGTCAGAGCAATAATTTGCAGTTAAAATGCTGCGAAGTCTATCATAATTCAGGGCATGGGATATTGACCATTGACAGCGTTAGCCCTGCTGATGTTGCAGTATTTCAGCAGTACCTGGCACAAAATCCTGACCCCACCTTCCAAGCCTGGGTCAACAAGTACAATTTCAATCCTGAGAAACATGCTCGTTATCGCGAATATGTCGCATTACTGGACAGCATCAGAAACACTGATTTCGACACAGTTTTTCACCCCAATTGGGTGTTGTAAAAATACAACAGTAATCATTTATCGACCCGAAAATCCATTAATTGTATACTGTTGATACGGTAAACAAACAGGGGTTGAAGATGCTTACAGCACGTGATTTGGACACAAAGCCAGCTGGTCGATTTGCTTATGCAGCAGCCCGTGACGCTGATCGTTACAGCGACGAGTGCCGTATGCGTTACACAGCCAGCCAACGTGCTCAAGCTGAGACCATGCGTGATATCGTGTGTCTGGCATATACAGGCAGCAACACCTACATCAATTATCGCAAGACATTCATAGTGATCAAAGTGGAAAAAGCTGAGGTCCGTGACCGTCGCATGGTGCGTGAACTGGACGAAATCTGCACAGAACGCAACTACACCAAAACCCGTTCAGCCCAGGGAATAGCGTTCCGAATTGTTTGATAAATGATTCGACCCTAAATTCATTTAATTGTATAATAGTTGTATTGTAAATGATACGGAGCATTAAATGACTAAATTCAACCCCGAGCAGTTCGTGTACGACGGCATGTATTTGCAGTACCAGGGCCAGTTTGTTGCACGTTTCAAGCGTGGTGGTAAGGCAGAATTTGTCCGATTCCTAGTCAAGAATTTCACAGTAGAAGAGTACTTTTTTGCTCTTGAGAGATTACAGCCCATGGAAATCCTGCAACATAAAGGGTTCGTTTCACCAGCAATTAAGAAAGTTTTGAAGATTTGGGGCTTTGAGCCCACCCAAGCTGGTATGCAAGCGTACCTGGCACGAGTTTAATCCCCATTTAATTGAACGGAGTAAGACATGGCTTATATGAACCAAGAGCGCAAGGCCCGGATCGCCCCTGTGGTCAAAGACATCCTGAAAAAGTATCACATCCGGGGCTCGCTGTCAGTTCGCAATCACATGGTGCTGGTGCTGAATGTAAAATCGGGCATCATCGATTTCCTGGACAATTTCAACAGCACAATGGCAGCACAGAAATTCAGCCATACTCCTGCAGAGCGTCATCTGACCATAAACCCCTATCACTATCACAACCATTTTTCTGGTCAGGCTCTGAAATGTCTGGACGAGCTCATGCAGGCCATGATGACAGGCAATCACGATCGCAGCGACATCCAGTCTGACTACTTTGACGTGGGCTGGTACGTGGATGTGAATATCGGATCCTGGAACCGTCCTTATGAAGTTGAAGCATTGATCAAATAAGGTGGCTGTAATGCATAAAATTACCGTTGAAATTACCGACCCTGCAGGGGGATACGTTGGTTTAGTATACCCTGACAGGCTCAGTAACATGTTATCCTGGTGCGTGGATAATACACCTCAACATAAATATCCCACCTCATTTTGTAAGGACGATCCCCCGCTTGACTGGAATTGGAAGAATGTTGGTGATCAAAACCACCAAACTCAACGAGTTGTGGAATTCTGGTTTGGTGATCCACATGTGGCAACAGCATTTGCACTGAGGTGGTCATGAGCAATCGAGCATTACTGTTGAGCTGGGACAACACTGGACTGGAAGGTGTTGTGGAAGTGGATTACGATGCACTGGATCTGGAACAGCAGAACAGAGTTGCTAGTATATTATCCAACCCTAAAGGACGAGATCCTGGCAATCCCTTGAATAAGCAGTTATCCAGTACCTTGTCGGCTATGAAACTCCGGGCCAGATTCAACACCCAACGGCACTACGAGATCTATCTGGTGCCAGTGGGTGACGCCATCACTGAGCAACACATCAGAAAAATGTTTGAGAACACTCCACAGGATGCTGCTGATCTCATGCGTGAACGTGGTACTCAACTGTACAGCGACCGTGCCCGACCGGATCAGGTGGTGATTCGGTAAGTGTGCTGATTCTGCGGTACCAGGCCCGCCTTTGTGCGGGCTTTTTCTTGGGCAGCTAAATACTACATAATACGGAAAGCCCATGAAAATAACTGACATCATCCGGGGAATAATTGATCTGATAGATCAAGAAACGGAACAAGACCAAGAATCACAAGTGGCAGTGATTGATCTAGCCATCAATCCTGAGCCTGAACCTCAGGGCATGGATCCACTGATGATGATTCGACAATTGGCCGGCATGCCCGACACCAGCTGTGCAGAACCTGAATATGCCAATGAACCTGATGAGCAAGTATCAGCCATGACCGCAGCCTTTCCTGCCGGTGACGACATGCATCACAGCAAGAACCCTGCAGACATCCGCACCAATGCCCCCAGTATGTACCCTGGCTTCCAAGCACAACGATAAGGAACTAACATGAGTCAATATTACACAATTCACACAATCGACGGTGCCGACAGCGCCAAGTATCAGACGCTACAGACCAGCACCACCACAGTGGTCAGCAATGCGTTTACTTCACGCCGTATCCTGATCACCACTGGTAACCTGGCACAGAGTGTGCAGTTTGGTACAGCACCTGGTGTAACTACCAGCAACGGTTTCGTCATCCCCAGCAACACCAGCATGATATTTAACTTCAAATCTGGCAACAAAGTGGCCGTGATCAGCACAGCCGCCAGTCAGATGAGCATTCTAGATCTAGATTAATGAGTGCCAGCAACAAAGGCCCTGGTGTTGATTCCAGACTACAGAATCTGACCAACGCTCTGTATGTGGACGGCAATAATGACATTGTGGTCCGAACCGGATTTGCTGGTAACATTGTTATCTCAGGCAATGTCAATGTGCCGGGTACCATTAATGTTACATCTAGTCCCATTGATCCAGTCCATGTCCATCTAACCGAAGTTGGCACATTTGGCAACTTGACCACATTTGTTCCGGTACAAGGCAATGTGGGCGTTAGTGGTAATGTCGGTATCAGTCAACTGCCCGGCATCACAGTAACAAACTTTCCCAGCAACGTAAGCATCACAAGTTTACCTGGCATCACAGTTACTAACTTTCCAAGTAATGTATCTATAACACAAATGCCAGCTATGACAGGTAATGTGGGTGTATCAGGTAATGTCAGTATAACCAGTATGCCGGGCATTGCAATCACCAGCCTGCCAGAAGTAGAGATCAAGAACGACAGTGGCAATCCTGTTCCTATCAGTGGTACAGTAAATGCTACCCTAACTGGCATCAACTCTGTAACTTTAGGAGCAATGGCTACTGATGCGTTTGGTAGACTGCGTGTAAGCAATCCCTATACACTGTTTGATGGCGGACTGCGTTACTTTGACAACACATACAAGTGGGACCAAGTAGATACTGGCTCTGCCGTTTCCACTTTCTTACCTAATGAAAGTTCTATACTGATGAATGCTACAGAAGCAGGATCAGCCATTCGTCAGACTAAACAGGTATTTTCCTACCAGCCTGGTAAGAGTCTATTGGTGCTGTTGACCTTTGTTATGAACACTCCTACCGCGGGTGTTACACAACGAGCAGGCTACTTTGGAGCAGAGAACGGTGTTTACTTTGAAGTGGCGGGCACAACAAAAAATCTAGTTATTAGAAAATACACCTCTGGTTCAGTAGATGACACTACAGAAAAATTTGCCCAGGCTTCGTGGAATGGTGATAAATTAGATGGAACTGGAGCCAGCGGAATAACATTAGATGTAACCAAAGCACAGATCTTCTGGACAGACATAGAATGGTTAGGTGTAGGAACAGTACGTTGTGGATTTGTTGTTAACGGCCAGTTCATTGTTTGTCACAGTTTTCACCATGCCAACATATTAAACAAGGTCTACATGACCAGTGCTACATTACCCTTGCGATATGAATTGATCAGCACTGGGCCAGCAGCCACAATGCGAGCAATCTGTAGTACAGTTATGTCAGAAGGCGGGTATAGTAATCGCAGTTTTACCCGTGCCATAGGAACATCATTAACTGGTAAAAATCTCAGCGACACTGCCTACATACCATTAGTCTGTTTGCGTATGAAGTCAACAGCCCTAGACTCTATCGTAGTGCCTACAGCTTTTGATGTCTATGGACTACAACTGGCAGCATTTGCCTATCGCATTATTCTCAATCCCACACTGACTGGAGCCAGTTGGACCAGTGCTGACACAGACAGCACAGTAGAGTACGACATCTCTGCCACAGCATTATCCGGTGGCAAAGTAATAACACAAGGTGTATTTGTAGGATCTAACAAGGGCGGATCTGCTATGGTTACTAGCAATGAAATAGACTTTAGCCAACAGTTGGGCAGAACCATAGCAGGTGTGTCAGACATATGGTGTTTGGCAGCGATAGCCACTACCAACAACGATGATGCTGTGGGCATTGTAAACTGGCAGGAACATAACTAATTTTAATCTTAAATTAAATCAAATAATTTGACTCGCCATCCACAACAGTAGTAAAATACCGGATAACCTCGAGATAAATACACTACTATGATACTTGGATTCTTCACCTTATTAATAGCCATGGCCATCAGTGGCGTGGCCGCTTACTACAGTATTCTGGGCCTGGTGGCCATATTTGCCGCAGCCGCCCTGCCTGTGATCATCATGGGATCAGTGCTGGAAGCCGGCAAGATCATGACAGCCATCTGGTTGCACCGTAATTGGGATCGGGCCAACCTGGCATATAAATTATATTTGGTACCATCAGTGATATTCCTGATGTTGTTGACCAGCCTCAGTGTATTTGGTTTCCTGAGTAAAGCACATCTGGATCAGGCAGTGCCCACCAGTGATGTTGCAGCACAGATAGAATTAGTGGACACCAAGATTGTAACTCAACGGGAGAACATCAATGCAGCACGTAAAGTTCTTACTCAGATGGATGGCGCAGTGGATGCGGTGCTGTCTCGTTCCAACAACGAACAAGGTGCCCGAAACGCCAACAATCTCAGAAACCAACAGGCCAAAGATCGGACAAAACTCCAGGATGATATTGGCAAGGCGCAGACTGAAATCGCAAAGCTCAATGAAGAACGAGCAGTCATTGCCCGTGACCTCCGTAAAATCGAAGCCGAAGTCGGACCAGTCAAATACGTAGCAGCCCTGATTTATGGTGATAATCCTGATGCCAATCTCTTGGAACGTTCTGTGCGCTGGGTCATCATACTGATTGTTGCTGTATTTGACCCTCTGGCCATTGTGTTGATCCTGGCCGGCACCAAGCAGATGCAATGGGGCATGGAAGCCTGGCGTGCTCGCCGAGTCGAAAAAGCCAAACCATTTCAAGATGCTCGAATGATAGCCGAGCTTCACGAAATGGTCAACAAACTCACAGAAGAGAATGAGCAATTTTACACACAGAATCAAGAATTGCTCAAACTCGAACAGGATTACAAAGACAACATTGTGGAACTCATGCACGTCAGACTAAGGGTCGGCGAGCTCACTGAACAACTGGCAGCACAACCTGCTCAGCACACCACCCCTCCTGACACCGAGGCCATGGAACGCCAAGCCGCAGCCATTGCACAGCTGACACAGGAATACACCAATATGGAAGCACATTATAGTCGAGTGCTGGGGCAGTTAACGCAGGCAAATCAGGATAATGAAATCCAGGCCACTCTGCTGGCCAATGCCCTACAGCGTAACCAGGACGCAGATCAGCAACGTCACCATGCATATACAGTTCTGGAACAAAGAGATCAGGAATTGTCACAACTCAAGGTGGATCGTGATGCTCTAGTAGCGCACATCAATGAGCTTCAGCGCACACCACCAGTACCAGCATATGAACCAGATGATGGCCCATTGACTGATCAGCAAGTGGAACAGATTCGGGAATTGGCCGCAGCAGATCTACCACAGGGAGAACCTGTACTGATATCTCACATGTTTGATCCCATGGCCAATCCAGATGCTGTGGTGCCAGCACCTCCACGTACAGATTTCGGACCAGAATTCCCCCACAGTCCTGGTAAAGGTGACATGTTCCTGCGTACAGACTTTAAACCCAGCCGCCTGTTCAAATGGAACGAACAGACCTGGATTCAAATCAACAAGAACACCACAGATTCTTATGCATACAATGAAATGTATGTGGCCTTCCTGGTTCAGAAACTACAAGATCGTGAATACGAATGGGACGATTTATCTGCAACAGAACAACAGCAGGTGACAGCCATGATGGGAGGCCCAATTGTCTGAATTCGCTGATGCCATAGAAGTATACACAAGTTTCATCACTCCGCCAGATTTTGTAACCAATGACTATCTGACTGTGGTGTTAGTCGACCCAACAGAACAACAAGTGGACCAATTAGCAGAATTTTGCAGAACAGCCATCAACAGTTATAATGTCTACATCTATCGTAATGGTATGAATGACCTGGACTGGTTAAATGCTGCGCTAACTGAGGCTGACGCTTTCATAGTAAACACAGAACCCAACGAACTTAGTCCCGTAAAAGATCATATTGTTGATAGTCCAAAATCCTGGCATTATGGTCCCAAAAACTTTCTGGGCAACAGCAGACGAATTGCCAGTCCAGAAAATTATTTTCAACAATACGAAACCGGTAAATAAACATATGTCAACATTCAATAATCCTCGCGACAGAGTTCGCGGCTCATCAGTTATAGTCCGCGACGACAAAGTCGAACAGGCTCTGCGTAAATTCAAGAAGAAAATCATGGAATCAGGTTTGCTTCAAGAGCTTCGTGAACGTGAAACCTATACTAAACCCACAACCAAACGCAAGGCAAACCGTGCAGCGGCCAAACGGCGCTGGCGCAAAAAGCTGGAAGCAGACAGTTTGCCCAAAAAGATGTACTGATACACGAACTTCGTGTATAAATACATATGTAGTGCCGATGATCGGGCTACATTTCAAACGTCATATTTTGCTTAACAGGAGATATAAAATGACACAATTCACATTAAACACCCTTGACTTACCTGCTCTTCACCGTCATGCCATCGGTTTTGACCGTATTTTTGACGAGCTAAATCGTACCTTTGCCGCTAGTCGTAGCGATGGAACCTATCCGCCCTACAACATCAGCAAGCTGGACGACACCCATTATGTGGTGGAAGTGGCAGTGGCTGGATTTCGAGAAAATGAACTGAGCGTGGAACTCAAAGAAGGCGTGTTGACCGTAACTGGTGAACAAGTCAAGCCGGAAAATGAACCACAATATCTACACAAAGGTATCAGTGCCCGTAATTTTACTCGCACATTCACACTGGCTGAAAACATGGAAGTACGTGGTGCCACCGTGACCAACGGTATCCTGGCTATTGCTCTGGAACACATCATTCCAGAAGAAAAACAGCCTAAAAAGATCGCTATTACGTTTAATAAGTAGTATAATAGCTGTACCAGGGCGGAATCCTCTGCCCTGGAATTTAACTGATACTTAAAATGGCAGAAATTAAAACCAAAACTGAAGTTCGTGCTCGAATCGCTCCCAAGGAGAATTTGCCCGAGCCCCGTGATTACAACGTCATTTATATGAATGACAATGTCACCACCATGGAGTTTGTGGTAGAAAGTCTCAAGAACATTTTCCATTATACCGAAGAAGGTGCTCATGCACTGTGTATTCGTGTACATGACGAAGGTTCAGCTGTGGTGGCAACTCTGCCCTACGAAATGGCCGAACAAAAAGGCATCGAAGTAACCCTACTGGCCCGTACCAACGGCTATCCACTGCAAGTAAAAATCGAAAGCGAATAGTCCATGGACTTGATGTTGGACATTGAAACACTGGGCACCAAACCCGACACAGTGATCCTGACCCTGGGTGCTGTGAAGTTCAATCCCTATACCACAGACATGCCAGGCCCTGGCTTTTACGTTCGCCCTGATGTGGACGAACAATTGACACGTAGACGTAGCTATCAAGAAGATACACTGATCTGGTGGAACGAACAGGATCCTGTTGTTCGTGAAGAAGCTCTGGGTGCTGAGGGCAGAATCAGTGTTGAACAGATGTTGGCCGACCTCAATCGATTCCTGGTGGGAGTGGATAATATCTGGGCACAGGGTCCAGTGTTCGACATCGTAATCCTGGAAAACATCTATCAGCAATATGGGTGGCCATATCCCTGGCATCACTGGAAAATACGTGACAGTCGTACCCTATTTGGTGTACATGGTGACCCCAGAGTCAAGAACAAAGAGGGTCTGCATAATGCTCTGGAAGATTGTGTCAGTCAGGCACAGGGTGTGCAGCTGACTTATGCTAAATTGGGATTAGAGCCCAAGTTCAGTAAGTGAGACGCCGACGTATATCAGCCCAATCCATGTGACTGTGATC